TGCCAAGAAGTAAATATAAAACACATGTGGAGCCACATATTGAATTGATAAAAAGTTGGAGAGAATCGGGTTTAACTTTAGATCAGATCTCTGAAAAATTAAAAATTGCTAATAGTACAATTAGAAAATACGCTGATATGCATGAGGCATTGGCGGCTGCACTTATGGCCTCAAAAGAAAAATTAGTGGCAAATTTAAAGAAGTCGCTATGGCAGGAAGCCCGTGGTTATGAATACACCGAAGTTCAGGAGTCATCAGTTGTTGTTAATGGCCAAGAAACAGGGAAAGAAAAGATAACAAAGACAACGAAGAAAATGCGTGGAGTGCCAAACTTACTTGTTTTTGCTCTATGTAATTTATGTCCTGAAGAATTTAAAAGGATTGATAAAGAAGTAATTAAAGAGCTTGAGGATAAGATAGATGAAAAGTTTAGATTAGAAAATAGTATTTTTCAGAAAGAGTTTGAAAGACTATACAATAAAAAGAGTGGTGATAAAAATGGATGAGATATGGAAAGATATTAAAGGTTATGAAGATTTATATCAGATTAGTAGTTTTGGGAGGATTAAAAGCCTTCACTATGGAAAAATGAAGGTGTTGAAACTTGTTTTAATTAAAGGTTACTATTATATTAATCTGTCTAAAGATAATAATGTTAAGAAATATAGAGTTAATAGATTGGTTGCAGAAGCTTTTATTTGCAATCAAAACAACAAAGAACAGGTAAATCATAAGGATGGAGTGAAGAAAGATAATAATATAAATAACTTAGAATGGATGACTGGCTCTGAGAATCAAAAACATGCATTTAAAAAAGGATTAAATAAGCCAATGGCTGGAAATAAAAATCCAATGTTTGGAAAGACAAAAGAATTAAATCCTTTTTATGAAAAAAAACACTCAGAAGAAACTATATATAAGTTAAAAGAAGTAAACACAGGAAAACATTTAGGAGAAAAAAATATTCAGTCTAAATTAACTGAATGGGATGTGAAATTTATTAAGGGATGGTTAATTCTTGGATATAAACAAATTGATATTGCTAATTCTTTTAATATTTCAAAAAGCGTTATTTCAAATATAAAAGCTAATAGATCATGGTCTCATATATGAAATTAGAAGATATCGCTTACAATATAACTGATTGGGATTCGCCATTTCGCATGGCTCCAATGACAAAAGATCAATTGGCTGTATGGATATATGAATTTTTTGGGTTTAAAATACCTTGGGGTTATGATGGAAACTGTGAAGGACACAGTTTCCCTTTAGATGCTATGTGGGAAGCATACGCAGAAATAACGCCCCTTTCAATATGGTATGCGAATCGCTCAGGGGGAAAGACTTATGATTTGTCAATACTTGCATTTATTGAATCAATTTTTAAAAAAAATTGTGGCTGTAATGTTCTTGGTGGTTCTCTTGATCAGGCACAAAAAGCGATTGCATATTTAACTGAATTCTGGGCAAGTCCACGTGCCCCATCGCATATGTTGATCAATAAACAAGTCGCTGGAAGAGGTTATAGACTAACAAATGGTTCATGGGTTCGTGCTTTGGCTGCAAGTTCAAAATCAGTAAGAGGCAGCCATCAGCCAAAACTTAGGATTGATGAAGTTGACGAATTAGACGAAAAAATTTATTTAGCAGCTTTGGGCCAACCAAAAACAATGAATGATATACCAGAAAACGTAATAATTTCATCAACACTCCATCAGGCTTTTGGGTTAATGAGCGACATAATTGATAATAGACACACAACGGGAGCAAAGCTTTTTAAATGGTGCGTTAGAGAAGTTGAGGAACCTAATGGTTTTTGGAAAAGTGAAGAAATAGAAAGCAAGAAAAAACAAATAACAAAGGAAATGTTTGATTCTGAATATCTATGTTTAAGACCAAAAATTGGTGATACGATATTTGACTTTGATTCAATAGATCGGGCGTATAGAAGAGGAATAAGTGATAAATACGAAGAAAGAGCTTTAACAGAGGCAGGCCTTGACTGGGGATATATGGTTACAATATTAAATTTAATTCAAGATCATAGAGGAAATTTTACTAATCCTAAATCATTTCCCTTTGAATATGTTGAGCTTAAGGATAGATGTCTTGAAATATGTAAAATTTGTAAGGAGTATAGAATAGATAAGTTATATGCAGATAGCAATCCCAAAGATAGTAATATTACATTAAAAAAGACATTTGAAGAACAGGGTATTGATACAACATTGGTGCCAATTGCTTTTAATAAATGGAAGTCTGTTGCTATTAATGTATTAAGATTCATGTTAGAAAGAAACTTATTAAATATAACAGACTATACATGCCAAAAGAAAATGAAAGCATATCATTACAAGAACCCTGAAATTGGCGAGATTGCCAAGGAAGATGATCATTACCCAGATGCTCTAATAGCTTGGGCAGCATCAAGGTATAAAATATTAGGAATATAGCTATTTATTTTAATTGAAAAGGAGAAAAACCATGGCATATTTTAAGAAGAAAATTGTAATATATAAAGATAACTTTACATCAGAAAAAGCATATAATGAACATATAGATAATCTAATCAGATCAAAAGAGTTGGAAGGTTATAATGAGATAAAGACAAATACATTCAAAGATTATACCGAAATAATATATTAAAAGGAGAATAGTATTATGGCATTTTTAAAAGAAAATAGTCAATTTCCTCCAAGCGAGTGGTCGTTCTGGATGAATAAATATCAAGAGTGGGCAACATGGTATTCTGGTGAACCAGAAAATTTAAGATCATATTATTCAAAATTGAATACAGATATATTCAATGAAATGTTTTGGTCAAAAGCAAGTAAAGAAGGCATGTCTGGAGCAGTTCACTTGCCAGCAGCTGGGGACATTGCGACAACCTCTGCGAACTTATTATTTTCAGAGTCTCCAAAAATTGTTTATGATGAATCGAAATTTTCTGGTGAAAGAATAAAAACTTTTATTTCAGAGAATGGATTCCAAAACACGCTATTGGAAGGGGCTGAAATAGCTGCTGCGATGTCTGGGTGTATTTTAAAGTTAGATATAGAACCAGATTTAGTCGGCGTTCCAGTAGTATCTATTGTAACGCCAGCACAGTTCTTTCCTACATTCTGGAGAGGTAGATTGTGGGAAGTTTTGTTCTTTAGAGTCGTAAAAGAGACAAACGAAGGTTTATTCTATAGACTATTTGAGAATAGAAGAAGAGAAGGACGAAATTGTATTATCGAGTATGAATTATACAAAGGGTCAGTTGATAAAGTAGGAATAAAAGTTGACATTAATATACTCGAAGAAACAAGTGTGTTAAGCCTTGAAAATGTAGTATATGAAAATATAGATGGCCTTGGCTGTGTATATGTTCCTAATATGAGGCCTAATAAAATTGTTCCAGGTTCTAGTTTGGGAATCAATGATTATTCTTCCAGTATAACATTATTACATTCTTTAGATTTTACATGGACATCATGGATGAGGGATTTGGAGCTTGGTATGGCTCAGATATTTATTGATGAAGAGCTGTTGACTAAAAATAAAAGTGATATCAATGGGGTCGAGTCTCAAATGAATCGATTTAGCAAATATACTAAGTCATTCATGAAGATCAATTTGACAGCTTGGAAAATGAGTGGAGACACAGGAGCGAAGCCAATAGACAATATTCAATTTGATGTTAGGGTTGATGAACATGCAAAAACATGTACAGAGCTTTTCGCTCAAATTATAAATCAATGTGGCTATTCTACACAGACATTTGGATTTGGAGATTCATATGGAAATGCTGAGAGTGGAGCAGCTCTTAGAATGAGAGAGAGAAAAAGCCAGTTAACTAGAGAGAAAAAGTCTCGGTATTGGAAACCAGTAATTATTGAATTGTTAAAACAAGCTCAAAAAATAGATCAGGCTGCCAACTTACAGAAAATGTATGAGATTGATGAAAGTATAACAATCGAACTTGAAGATTCAATAGTTATAGATAGTATGGAGACAAGCGAAGTAATTAGAAACTTGGAACAAGCAAGAGCCATAAGTACATATGCGAAAGTTAAAATGCTGCATCCTGACTGGGAAGAAGCAGACATCGAGAATGAAGTAAACCAGATAAATAAAGAATCTGGAATAACAGGGGAGGTTATAAGTGATGAAGTTTAAATGGGAGACTCAGATCGAGTATGAGTTTAGAGAAGGAATAAATAAGCTTGCTGAAGAGGTTGGAAAGATATTGCTTGGAACTAAAAAAATAGCTGAAGATAAAAATTTAAGTTATGAAGTAACTTATGATGGAATAGCAAAGAAAGTTAATCAATTAAAAAGAATGGTTACTCCTATTTGTTATGATGAAATAAAGAGATTATTGATGGATGGATATGGATATTATCTAAAGGGCTATGGACTATTAATTAAGAATGAGATAACAGAAATTATAACAACCAAGGCTGCTATGTTTATTAACTGTGCGAATTCTTATGTGAAGATAGCAACATGTAAAAATTTAGAGCTCCTTGAAATGAGACAATTAAATTATACAGAGGCAGAAAATGAACCAGGATAAATTTTCAAAATATTCGGATTATTTGATTGCTGGAGCTCAAAAGGTTGTATTAGATATTGCTAAATTAATAGTTGATCTGAATAAGAAAATAATAAAAAATCCAAGTAATATTATTTTTGAAAGAAAGGTATATGAAAAAAAAGTTGAAAAGATTATTAAAAACTTTGATAAGGAATGGAAAATATGGGCTGATGAAGATTTAGCAAAAGCATATATAGGAGGATTGAAAGATGCTGAAAGAAGTATCTTAGCCAGTGGTAATAAGCTCAATAAGAGCGGTGAAATATCGGGTAAGTTATTATTAAGAGATTTTGCCCCGCCACCCGGAATACCTGAAATTCCGGGTCAGATAAGTATGTTATTCAGTAGTGCTGGATATGCGAACCATGAAACTTTTTTTGGTGTTTTTAGACAGTCTGCGTATTATAGCTTAGAAGGTCAGCACGTTCAATTGATGAGGGTAGCGAATGATATATATCGAGATATTGCGATAATGGCTGGTGAAAATCATTACTCAGAAGCTGATATATTCACCAGAAGAAAATTTTCGCAGACTATGTTAAATGAGTTCTCACGAAAGGGAATTCAAAGCATAACATACAAGAACGGTGCAAAATATAGTATTGATACGTATTGTGAAATGTTAGGGCGTACATTGACAGGACGTTGCGCCTTGCAAGCTAATATTAATAGAATGACAGAGAGTGGATATAGTTTAGGGATTGTAAGTAGTCATTTCAGAGCTTGTGATTTTTGTACACCCTATGAGGGCGTAACACTCTCAATGGATGGAAAGGCGAAAGAGTATGAAAGTATATGGGATGCTGAACTTCAAGGACTCTGGCATCCAAATTGTGCTCATGAAGTATCTCCATTCTTTGAAGATGTTGGAAATATACTGCCATCAAGTATTGACCCATATGAGCAGGAACTTGTTGATCAATATGGATATAGTGAAGCTCAGAAGATGAGTTATGCAGCACAGCAGAAACAAAGATATATTGAAAGAAATATTAGAAACTGGAAGAGAAGAGAAGTTATTTCCCTTGATTCAAATACAAAAGATTATTCAAATAAAAAAGTAAGAGAATGGCAAGCAAAGCAAAGAGATCATTTAAATAATAATAAGTATTTACGAAGAAAATATGAGAGGGAGGGAATAAAAAAAGCTCATTGATATGAATATTGACCTTTTGGAATATATGCGATAAAATAGATATATTCTGAAAGGAGGTTTTATCATGAAAGAATTAGTTTTACTTAAAAATAATAATCCGATAACTACAAGTGAAATTGTAGCAGAAGGAGTAAAAAAAAGTCATAAGTCTATAATCCAACTAATAAGAACTTATGAAAACGACTTGAATGAGTTTGGAACTTTAGCATTTCAAATGCGGAAGTCTGGGGGGCGACCTACAGAATTTTACTATTTAAATGAACAGCATGTTACATTTTTAATTACATTAATGAGAAATACAAAAATAGTTATTGAATTTAAAAAAGCTATTATTAAAGAATTTTTTAAAATGAGGAAAACTCTTTTAGGTTTGGCAACACAAAAAGCTAATACAGAATGGCTGGAAACAAGAACAAAAGGAAAGGTATCAAGGTTGAAAGAAACGGATGCATTGAAAACATTTAGAGACTATGCAATTAATCAAGGAAGTGAAGGATATAAAAAAGAAGATGCTGTTTATATAGTATTCACTAATATGGAAAATAAAGCATTGTTTGTAATAGATAGTTTTATTGTAAAAGACTTAAAAAAGAAGAAAAAAAGTTTAAGAGAGTTATTGAAGATAAATCAACTTGATGAAATAAAACAAGCTGATGAAATAGTTTTAAAAGCCTTGAATGATGGAATGTGTGAAAATATGAGCTATAAAGATATTTATAAACTAGCAAAAAAAAGAGTTGAATTGTTTGTAAGTCTTAAAGGTCGAAGTATTATTCCGAATATAGATTTTAAAAGAATAAAATATGAAGAAGAGGAGTAATTATATGTTATTTAAAGATAAGAAAATTCTTATTATAGGTGGAACAGGTAGTTTTGGAAATGCATTTATTGAAAGACTTTTAACTACAGAAGTAAAGAAGATATATGTATTTAGCAGGGATGAATTGAAACAGCATGAAATGAAGAATAAGTATTCAGATGATAGACTTTGTTATTTCATTGGAGATATAAGGGATTATAATAGATTGCTTATGGCATTTAAGGGAATAGACTTTGTCATTCATGCTGCTGCTTTAAAGCAAGTGCCATCATGTGAATTTAATCCATTTGAAGCGGTACAAACAAATATTATAGGAGCTCAAAACATTATAAATGCTGCTATAGAAAGAAAGGTAAAAAAAGTCATTGCCCTATCTACAGACAAGGCGGTTGAACCAATTAATTTATATGGGGCTACAAAGTTATGCATGGAAAAGTTATTTATATCAGGAAATAACTATGTAGGAGATCAACAAACAATTTTTTCATGTGTTAGATATGGAAATGTTATAGGTTCTAGAGGTTCAGTAATACCTTTATGGAAACAATGTGAAAAGAATGATTCCAATTTCCTTTTAACCGATATTGACATGACTAGATTTTGGCTCACTCTTGAAAATGCTGTTGATATCGTTTTATATGCGTTAGGATTAATGCTAGGACGTGAAATATTTATTCCTTTATTAAAATGTGTAAAGATGATAGACATCGCAAAAACCATAAATCCAAAGCGTAAAATTGATATCGTAGGAATTCGACAAGGCGAAAAGTTACACGAAACTTTAATTAGTTCAGAAGAAATGAAAAGAACTTTAGACATGGGAAGAAATACTCTCATTATTCTTCCAGATCAAAGTTATTTTATAAAATACAATGGTGGTAAATTTATTGGGGAGAATGCTTTTAAATACTCATCAAATAACGCAGAAAGACTAACTAAAAAAGAACTGGAGGAAATGATATGATTGGGTACGGACATCAATTTATTGATGAATCAGACATTGAAGAAGTGAAAAAGGTGTTAGAAGGTGATTTTTTAACATGTGGTCCCAAGGTTAGGGAATTTGAATATAGATTCAGAGATTTTACTGGATATAAATATGCTGTTGCTGTAAATTCAGGGACAGCAGCACTTCATTGTGCTATAAAAACATTAGACTTACAACCTGGGGATGAAGTTATTGTTCCTAGTATTACCTTTGCAGCGACTTCTAATGTTGTCTTATACGAAGGGGGAAATGTTGTTTTTGCTGATGTCTCAACGGAAACATTATTAATTGATCTTGCTGATATTGTGAAGAAAACAACAACAAAAACAAGAGCAATTATAATAGTTGATATGGCTGGATATCATTGCGAAAAACATTATGAAATACTTAGACAATATTGCAAGCAAAGAAATATAAAATTAATATCAGATTCATGTCATTCATTAGGCATGATTCAAAGAAACAAAGGAAATCAAATAGCTGATATTGTTTGTTACTCTTTTCATCCAGTAAAACACATAACTACTGGTGAGGGTGGTATGGTTCTGTGTAATGATAACTTTGAATATAAGTTGATGAAAGCATTTAGAAACCATGGAAGGTTTGAAGAGTTTAATTGGGATATGATAACAATGGGATATAATTATAGAATGCCAGATATTAACGCAGCTCTTGGAATATCTCAGTTGTATAAATTAGAAAAATTTATAGACAAGCGAAGAAAGATAGCAAGAAAATATCATGATTGCTTTAGAGAAATAGAAATATATCAAGATATAGAAGAAAGCAGTTATCACTTATTTATTATTAAGATAGAGAATAGAAATAAATTTATGTCATACATGAAAGAAAATGATATTGCTTGTCAGATTCATTATAAGCCAGTTTATAGACATTCATATTATGGGAATCATATTGTAAACTGTCCAAAAACTTCTTTGATAGAAGATAAAATAGTAAGTATACCAATATATTATGGTTTGTCGGATTTCTATGTAGAAAAGATTATCGAATTAATACAAAAGTTCAGATTGAATCTTGAAAAATAATATTAACTATGTTAAAATGATTTAGTAAATTTATATAGTCTATTTTGTTTGACGGCCAAAATAGACTATATAAAAAATAAAAGAGTTTAGTGAATTCGAGCCGTCAAATTTGGATTCATTAAGCTCTTTTTTTATATAGTGAAAGGGGCTATTATGGTAAAAGAAAAGTATGAACTGTTGAAAGAAGTTGTACCAGATTTATATAAAGTTAATTTAAGATATAAATCTGGAAAAGTTAATTTTGATATTATAGGAAAAAGAGGTATAAAGTTAAAGCCAGTAACAGTTGATTATTCTAAAACAAGCTATTTCTCTTTTAATAAAGGGAAGATTTCTTATAAATACTCAAAATATGAAATACTTTGTTTTTTAGCTGGAATAGATGTTATCAACAGGGATATAACTTTAGAGTATATCCAAGAAGAACAAAATCAGAAAAAAATTCAAGAATTGATAAGGAGGGAGTTATGTGGGTGAGATAGAACAGAACATTGAAAGATATGAAAGGGAAATAGATATCTTAAAGAAAAAGAAAGTTGGTGTTGATATTGAATTAAAAAGAAAAAAGGCTGCTTTTGATGCAGAAACAAAAAAGATGATTGAAATTGATAATAAAATAATTGGACTTGAAGAATTAATAAAAAGCTTAAAACCAAGAAATATAAGGATATCAACACACGCATTATTGAGGTATGTTGAAAGAATACTTAAAATTGATCTTGAAGAAATAAAAAGAAAGATCATTAACAAAGATATTGAGCAAAGTTATTATCAGTTAGGGGATGGTAAATACCACAATGGTAATATAACCCTACTGATAAACAATGATACAGTCGTTACAATAACGAATAAGGAGGATTTATGA